AGGCCGAAGCGATCATAAGGGGATAGGCGATGGCGGAGAGAATCGGCACGATCACTGAACTTAAGACCTTCATGGATGACTGCCACATCATCAGGTGGACGGGTCTGCTCAACACCGACACGGGTGACCGTGTTGAGATGCCGGGCTCTGCTGATCGCACTGTCCAAGTCGATGGTACCTTCGGGGCTGGAGGGACACTGCGCTGGGAAGGCACGAATGACGGTACGACCTACTACCCGCTGAACGATCCGCAGGGTAACGTACTCGACTTCACCGTGGCAAAGATCGAGCAGGTTCTTGAGATCACGCGCTATATGCGTCCCCGGGTGACCGCTGGCGATGGCACAACAAACCTCGCCGTCACGATCCTCCTCAGGAGGCCGTTCAAGTAATGCCAAATCCACCGGACAAGCTGAAAGAGCCGCCGAAGGACATCACACCTTACTGCGACCTAAAAGATAAGAAGTGGCGTGTCGAGCGCGTCGAGGAGCTTCCAAAAAAGCTGCTCGATGAGATCGAGCAACTCATGCAGAGCATTGTCGATGCGGTCGGTCTCGCGCATCTAGTCCACGACTTCGAAATCTGCGGGAGCTACGCCTTCGGCTGCGCTGAACTCGGCAGCGATATTGACCTGAACGTGTCCGCGAAGGACTGGACGGATCAGAAGGTCATGGAGAAGATCCTCATGGCCGATGGCCGCAGATTGTGGGCCGAAGCCAAGAGCCTTGCCGCTCAGTTCAGCCACGCCCACAAGATCAAGGTTGACATCATGTTTATGAATCCAGACTGCAGAACCTACGGCTATTGCTATTCGTTGAAGGAACGAAAAATCTACGGACGCAAGGCGGGCGAGACCGTGCGCGTGAAGGGCCGGTGGAATGAGGCCACCCAGAAGTGGAGGCTCATCCCGAAGCCGACGAGAAAGTTCGAATGCGACCACATGGACTAACCGATGCCGACCACCAGAGTCTACACGACAGCGGAGGATGGGCACGTTCAGGACAGCTACGGCTTCCTGTCGCTGAACAAGACAGCCGCCTCAATCACGATGTACGGCAACAGCGCCTTCACGGACGAAGCGCGCGCGTTTTGGTTCATCCCGCTGTTCGCGGAGATTCCTGCTGGGGCCACCGTGACCGCAGCGACCTTCGCGTGTTACGTCAACTTGGTAAACATCCCCGGCTTTCATCAGGAATCCCTCTACTACTGCAACAATTGCCTCGGGAGTACTCTCGACACTGGCGACTTCAACGCGGCGATGACGCTCCATTCGAGCGGGACGTTTTTCGGCAGCATCGGCCTAAAGACGTTCACCATCCCAGCTGCGGCTGTACAGGCGGCGCTTTCGGGTACAATGGGATACAGGGCTCGATTTGGACCATTGCAGCTAGAATTCCCATCGACCGTGCTTTTCAGCGCCTTCGAACACGCGGACGGCAACAAGGCTTATCTCGACGTTACTTACACAGCGCCACCAGCGCTAGATGAGTTTATCATTCGCAACAGGCGGCGAGGCAGGAGGTAGCATGAATGAACATGTTAGCGTAAGAAATGCCGCTGATGAGGGTCAGGTCAGCAAGGCTGAGAAGAAGATTAAATCATTTGATGATATGCTTGAGGAGTCGATCAAGTTTCTAGTTGCAAATGCGTATGGAAAAGTGTTTCTATCTTGGATATATCAGAACTCTAATCCCTTTGATAACATCATGACGGGAAGCAGCCAGACCTTTTATAAAGCTGGTGAGAGCGAGTTGGGGAGGAAGTTGTTTGTCAGGATGAATGAAATAGATCCGCTCATGTATGGGCGGTTTAAGATGGATACGAACCGGAAGGAGTATGGTAATGGCTAATGCAGTCGAAACCGCTAAGGCTACACCCACAGCGGAAACTGCCATCACTTCATCTGTAGTTGAAACTAAAGCCACTGAATCGGCTCCAGCGAAGGGAACTCAACCTGCTGCGGTAGCGCAATCGAAGCAGGAAGAGAAGCCAATCGCGGATACGGTTCTTGTTTCTGGCGATGCTGCTGAGAAGAAGGCTGATGACAAGCCTGCAGAAGCTAAGAAGGCGGAAGAAAAGATCGCCCTCAAGGTTCCTGAAGGTTCCCTGCTGAAGGCTAGTGCTGCTGACGAGATCGCTTCCTTTGCCAAGGAGCGAGGATTGTCTAAAGAGCATGCACAAGCAATTCTGGACAGGGAACATCAGTCGGTTAATCAGTATGCAATGGAGTTGAGGGAAGAGATGTTGTCCAAGCGCACGGAATGGCTTGCAGAAGCCAAGTCTGACAAGGAGTTCGGAGGGGAACACTTCAAGGAAAATGTCGAGATGGCGAAAAGGGGATTCACCAAGTACGCCACGGAAGCCATGAAGAAGTTCGCCAATGAGTCCGGTCTTGGAAACAACGTCGAGTTCCTCAAGTCGTGGGCTGCTGTAGGGAAGGCCATAGAGGTCGATAAGATGGTACTCTCTGGAGTTTCATCCAGTGATACCCCTAAAGACCCTCTGACCATTTTGTACGGCAGTCAGAACACGCAGTGACGGATTACTTTATTAACTAGGAGATTTAGAAATGGCAACCTTGGGAGCTAATAATCTTAGCGTTATTGATATCGCTAAGAGGACAGACCCTACTGGGGCTGCGGCTATTCTTGGTGAGTTGCTGCATCAGGCGAATGAAGTCATTCCCGATGTGCCTTACATGGAGGCCAACTCGCTGATGGGCCATGTGATGTCCATCAGGACCGCTCTCCCCACCATCGCGCTTCGCACCCTGAATGCCGGTGTTCCGCCGACTTCCAGTGCGGCCACGCAGGTCACGGAATCCTGCTCTATTTTTGAGTCATGGAGCGTGATCGATAAGCTGGTCGCTGAGATCGGTGGTAATGCCGCCGCTATCAGGATGCAGGAAGCGAAGGGACACCTTGAGTCTCTCGGTCAGAGTTACACCGATGTGCTGTTCAACGGTGATTCCACCACCACGGTTGGTGAGTATGATGGTTTCGCCAAGCGGTACAATTCCACCACCGCTAATAACGGTCAGAACATCATTCTTGGTGGAGGCGTCGGGATTGACAACGCATCGCTCTATCTTGTCGGGTGGGGGCCTGATACCGTTTTTGGCATCTATCCGAAGGGGACTCGCGCTGGTATCGAGCGGAACGACCGTGGCATTGAGACTGTCGTTGATACGACTGGCATTGCTGGCTCGGTCTATCTTGCCTACCGTGAGTGCTTCACTTGGCGGTGTGGCCTTGCGGTGAAGGACTGGCGCTATGTCGTCCGTGTTCCGAATATCGACATCAGCAACCTTGTGGCGAAGTCGAGTGCGGCTGACCTCTTTGATCTCATGATCAAGGCGACTCACCGTATTCCCAACCTGCAGGGGTGCCGTCCGGTGTTCTATATGAACCGGACACTGTTCCAGATGCTCGACATTCAGGGCCGGGACGATGTTTCCACGGGCGGGCAGTTGACGTATGCTGACCTTGGTGGTCGGCGTCAGGTCAGCTTCCGTGGTATCCCGGTCAAGTTGGTTGATCAGCTGGCTGAGAATGAGGCTCTCGTCGCGTAATCCGGTTATTAACTAGGAGACATGACTCATGTACATCGACAATTTCACTAGGTTTTCGGACAGTCAGGCGGTGACTGCATCGGCAGCGTCAACGAACCTGATTGATCTCAGGGCGGCTCATCAGCTCTCTGCTGGTCAGCCAATCTATCTGGTCAGTGTGGTTACGGTGGCGATGACGGACGCCGGGAGTGACTCCACGATCACGGTGATCTTGGAGAGTGACACTACCGCCGCGTTTGGTTCGCCCACCACGGTTCAGACGTTGGGAACGTTCGCGGCTGTTTCGGCTGTTGGAACGAGGATCGTCGCTCCTGTGATGAACTTCGCAACGGCTGAGAGGTTTCTTCGCGTGACGTATACTGTCGCCAACGGAAACTTGACAACGGGTAGCTTTACCACGCTGGTCACGCTCGATCCTTCTCTGTGGGTTGCGTATCCTGATAACATCACGATCTCGTAACACTGAGACCACAGTCGGACTGGGGGGAGAAATCCCCCCAGTCCTTCTTCAGTGGAATCAGTTTCTCTGGATAAGAGAGGGTGATGATTTTGAATTCAGAGGCAGAGAAACGATTCGATAAGATTGACGATGCTCTTACCAAGACATTATCACTCTTAAACGATCATATTACTCAGAGTGGCATCAGGGATGCGACTCTTGAGCAGCGTGTCGTGTCAGCCCACAAGCGGATTGACGGTCACGATGAGATTCAAAAGGAGCGTCGTGGGAATGCAGCAGCCGTGTGGATTGGCGTAATACTTGCATTTCTGTCTTCCTTATTTGCTGCTGCGATTGCACTCTTCAACTTCAAAGGAGATCATAAGTGAGACTCAGATATTTGATGATTATCATCTTGCCGTTTCTCTTCCTTACTGGATGCGTTGTCTTTGACGCCATCTTTGGCGTTAAGACTAATGCAGACGGGACAACCACCGCTACTCCCGGTGGTGGTATTGGTGGGTTGGCTGGGCTCATCCCCGGCCTTGGTGTAGTTGGCACTGTAATTGGTGCCGCTGGAACCATCTACCAGAAGCTTCGCGCAAAGCAATGGACTGATGCTGCTACCAGTACTGTTAATGCTGTTGAGCAGTTTAAGTCAACGCCAGATGGTGCGAAGGTCTGGGAGAAACTTAAAGCACAGCTTGAAGAAAGTCACAACGCCGCTAAAGCAAAGAAGATGGTTGATAAGATCTTGGGGAATAAGCCTGAGAGTAAAGCGGGGTAGACATGAGTTCTTCGACAAGTATCGCTAACATGGCATTGAGGTTCGTTGCCTCAAAAGAGATCGCTAATCTAGATACCGACGAGAGTACTGAGGCTAATGTCTGCCGTAGATTCTACGACATGGCTAGGCAGGAGCTTCTTCGCGCACACAGTTGGCCTTGGGCTACGGTTGAGGCCACTCTCGGGCTTGTCGAGGAAGAACCCACTGAAGAGTGGGATTTTTCATATCAAGTGCCATCTGGGAGCCTTAAACTTATCAGGATTCTGAGCGGCTTAAGAAACGATTCAAGGCAAAGCCGTGTCCCATATAAGGTCGTTAAGGCGGCTTCTGGAAGCTACATATACACAGATCAGGAAGACGCCATCCTCGAATACATTTTCGATGAGCAGGATGTTGATAAGTTTCCGCCTGATTTCGCTATCGCATTAGCTAGGAGAATCGCCTCTCTCATCGCTCCTAGCCTTACTGGTGGAGATCCTTTTAAGCTTAGTGAGCGTAACTATCAGGCATACCAGATGCAACTTCAGGAAGCGGTGGCTAACTCGCGGAATGATATACAGATTGAAGAACCTCCTGAGTCGGAATTCATCAGGGGAAGAGAGTGACAACTACAAATCAACTCTCCTTCGTAGGTGGAGAAGTAGCGCCAAGCGTCTATGGCCGTACTGATCAGGCGAAGTATCAGACCGGCCTTAAGACTTGCAAGAACGCTTTTATCGCTAGGCACGGTGGAGCTTACAACCGTCCCGGCACGAAGTACGTTGGCAGGAATCAGAACTCAGCCAATACGACTAGGCTGATCCCTTTCATCCTTACTTCAGACATTGCGTATGTTCTTGAGTTTGGTGACCTGACAATGAGGGTTATCAAGAACGGCGCGTATGTCATCGACTCCACTATTGCGATCACTAACGTACAGCAAACTAATCCATGCTTGGTTGACGCGACAGCGCACGGCCTGTCCGTTGGTGATGAAATCTACATCATCAACACGGGCGGAATGTTAGAGCTAAACGGGCGGAACTATAAAGTTAAAACGGTGGTATCTCCTAATCAGATAGCGATCAGTGATCTTGACGGCGTTGATATTAACGCTACATCATTCTCTGCGTGGTCTGCGTCTGGAAATATTTACCGTCTTTATAAGACGGTATCGCCATTCGCAGTTGCGGCAATCGCTCGTATCCAGTATGCCCAAGCCGGAAAGATTCTTACCTTAGTTCATAACGACTACGATATTCGTGAGCTTTTATGGGTATCGGATAGTAATTGGACCTTCTCTACAGTTACTATAGGGCCGACTATCGGAGCGGGTGTCGTCTTCAGCATTACTGGTACGGCAGGAGCCGCAACGCTTGTCTATCATGCAACAGCAGTATCTTCTACAACAGACGAGGAGGGGCTTGCTGGGTTCCTTTCGCAAGGTGCGCTAACCGCTCCAGCACTCGGCAGTCCCGTTACTGTAACACTGACGGGTGTTTCTGGTGCTGGTTATTACAACGTATACCGCGAACTCAACGGCATTCCCGGCTTTGTTGGTAGCGTGATCCACAGTGGCGCTATCACTTTCGTTGATATCGGCTATACGCCAGATGTTCAAGATACGCCTCCACTTGCTAGGAACCCGTTCTCTGGCGCTGGCAATAGACCGGCGGCTGTCTCTTACTTTCAGCAGAGGCGGTTCTTTGCCAATACCCTCAACAACCCTGAGACTGTTTACGGCTCAAAGGTCGGACTCCCTAAGAACTTCTGCATCAGCACTCCGCTTCAGGATGACGATGCGATCACGTTCACCCCTTCATCGAGACAGCTTAACGCCATCCGGCACATGCGCGACCTTGGCAAGTTTGTAATCTTTACAAACTCTGGCGAGTGGGTCGTCGGTGGGGATTCAAGCGGCACGGTCACGCCAACCCAGATCAACCTCAAGCAAGAAACCAAGTACGGCTCATCCACTGTCATGCCTCAGGATATCGGCGGGGGGACGCTCTACATTCAGGACCGTGGCGTGATCGTCAGGGATATCTCGTTTCAGTTTGAGGATGACGGATATCGCGGGAACGATCTGACGGTCTTTGCAGCCCACCTATTCGATGGGTTCTCGATTGTTGACGCAACGTATCAGCAGAATCCCCATTCCATTATATGGATTGTCAGGAATGATGGAATGTTGATTGGCGGGACCTACATCAAGGAGCATAGAATCCTTGCGTGGCATAAGCACGATCTAGGCGGGCTTGTCGAAAACGTATGCGTTATTCCAGAGGGGCCTGAGGATATCCTTTACATCTGCGTTAAGCGAACGATTAATAGCGCATCTGTCCGTCACATTGAGCGTTTGCATACGCGATATGTCAGCAATATAGATGACGCGATATTCATGGATGCCGCGTCAACTTATGATGGACGAAACTTGACCGCCACCACGATTACCATTACAGGCACAACGTTCGACCAGACATCTCAATGCACACTAACCGCCTCAGCTGGAATCTTTAAGACAACTGACGTAGGGGATGCTTATCGATTCCGTAATGCAGCTGGAGACGAGGTGTGGATCGCCATTGAGAATTACACATCTCCAACAGTTCTCTTGGGTAGGCCAGACGCGACCATTGCAGTAGCACTCCGTAACACTCCAATTACTCTATGGGCTAGAGGGGATAACGTCATAGGCGGTCTGTGGTACTTAGAGGGGAAAGCTGTTTCCGCGCTAGCTGATGGGACAGTAGTCGCCAATCCAAACGATGCAAATATCGGCGTGGTTACAGTTACCAATGGGCAGATCACACTAGATGATGATTACGCCGTCATCCAAGTGGGTCTGCCTTATATATCAGACCTTAAGACGCTAGATCCAGAGTCTGGGAGAGGCGAAACGCTTGCCGACAATAAGCTCATCAACAATAAAGTGACTCTAACCGTTGAGTCTTCGCGTGGGATCTGGGCTGGGGCTCAAGAGCCAGCCAGCGATGCGCCAACAGTCGTCACCGGCCTGTCTGAACTTACCGTGAGAGAGAATGAAGAGTATAGATCTCCCATTAATCTTGTGACTGGCAAGGTCGATATTGTCTTTGATGGGTCTTGGGAGTCGCAGGGGTCTGTATTTATCCGGCAGATTGATCCGTTGCCGTTTGCAATCCTTGCTATCGCTTCGGCTGGCTATATCCCCCTTGAGAGGTAGTTTATGTCTGCAGCGCTGATAGGTCTTTACGCCTTACAGGGGATGACATCTCTCGCGGGCGCGTATGCTCAAACCGTTGCCATGCGCGGTCAGCGAAGGTACGAGAGAACTCTTGATCGTTTTAATCTGTGGCTGTTACAGCAGAAGGAGCAGGACGCCCTGAAGAGAGGGGATCTTGCATATTCAGCCCATGTAGGAAAGGTCAGGCAGGCTGTCGGTACTGGTAGGGCTTCGTATGCTGGGCAGGGTGTACAGGTTGATACCGGTTCTGCTGGAGATGTTGCAGCCGAAACGACTAGCTACGGAATGAGTGATGCTGTTACCATCAGGACGAATGCACAGCTGGAGGCGTGGGGTTTTAGAACACAGCAGACTGCACTACAGAGTAAATCAAGGTTTGATGAACTTGCTTATCGGAACCAGCGCCGTAACACACTCATTACTGGTGGTCTAAACTTCATAAACAGCATCGGTGCTGGCGTAGCTAAGGGAATGTAGGCATGGCTAACGTTCCAGAGTATAGCGGTAGGAAGGTTCTCCCCGGAGAGACCCCATCAGCCTTCATTAATGACAGGCCATCTCTTGAAGCGTTTGGTGGTGGTGAGTCTACGGCAAGGGTGTATGAGGCTTTCGGAAAGACAGCTGAGATAGGCGCAGGTATCATCGCTAAGCAGGAGGATGACGCCAAGAGAAAGGCGAAAAACACGCTGTTAATGGAGAAGAAGCGTGACTGGGCTACATTCGAAGATCAATTCTGGTGGGGAGATCCGACAAGTAAGCTTGATGGCGTGGTTGACTTGAAGGGGAAAGCTGCTGGGGCGGCTTATAAACCTAAGACCACAGAATATCAAGCTAAGATGCGGGATGTCATTAACAGCATAACAGATCCAGATGTGAAGTATGCTTTTACGGGGCATGTCTATGATAGAGAAGCGGCCTTTAATGATAGATTTATCGCGCATGTAGATAAGCAGATTTCACTGTCAAGAGCTAGCACATATGGTGAATTGCAAGCTGAAACAAGAAAGGCCCTGCTCCATGCGGCTGCTGATATTACTACCGTAGAAGGGAAGCCCGGTGAGGAGAGCGTCCTTCTAATCCCTAATGAATTCAACTTCCAGCTTAATGTCTACGACAGCACCACAGTTGATTTCCTATCAGATGAGATTCAGCCCGGAGATGACAGGGAAAGCGCTATCAAGCAAACTATAGCCCAAGATCATAGCAAATTGTTTGCTGAGATTGTTCAAAGCGCCAATGCGCGTGGTGATGATATTACCGCGATGAAGCTTCTTGAGAAGTTCAAAGGCGAGCTAGGGGATGAGTATTTTAAGCTTAAGGATCATCTGGATAAAGGCTCATCTATTCGCGTCGGAAATGCGTTAGCTGACGGGCATATTCCGATGGGTATGAATCCAGAACTAGCCGAAGCTGCAAGGGTTCAGTTTGAGAGTTACCTTGCTTCATCTCCTAACCTTAGTGAAGCGGTAAAGGAGCGGGCTAGAGATAAGGCTGATCGTAATGTAAACCTTCTCCAAAGAATGGAGATCCAAGGAAAAAACTCTCTTCAGAACTACGTTACAGTGTCTATCCTGCAAGGAAAAGTAACTCCTGAATCTGTAGAGCCGTGGGTGAAGGCTGCGCTAGGGCCTCATAGATTCGCTCAAGCCGTAGATGCCGCAGAAAAGGGTAGGCTTACCAGTCCAGATGTATACACCAAAGCGTGGGCTCTTACTCCAGAACAGATTGTTGGCATGGAGGTTGATGACTATTCAGACCCACAGCGTCGAACCAGAAGGTTGATGAATCCTGAAGATTGGCAGGTGATGTATTACCAGCATATGAGCGAAGATGATGCAAAGCGGTTTAAGAAATATGTTGAGGATGCTCCAGCTATACTCAAAGAGGGAAGGGTTAGGGCTGGAGCTATAACCGTTGAAGACATGTACAATCGGTTCAGCGATGGGAAGAATGAATACTTCACAAAAGGGAATCTCAAAAAGGATAGGGCCAACTCTACTACTTGGAACGCCGTCACTTTAGCTCACACTTCATACATGCAGTGGGCTGAAGATTTTGCTAGAAAGAATCCCAAGGCTTCTCCAGATGAGATTTTTTACGAGTGGAGATTACATAAGACGGCTCAGAGAACTGATGAAGGGGAAGCTGTTGGAAATGTAATCTCTTCATATGCAGCTACTATAGAAAGGCATCTCCAATACGCTCGATTGAATGACCCAGAGTATAAGGCTGAGCAGAGATCAGCTGAAAGAATGGAGCAGAGAGATGCTTCTAAAGCTGCTGAAGACAGAGCGAAGATTGAGGCTTTAGCCTTATTAAATACTGGATCATTAAATTTATCATATGGCGAAGAGTCTAGTCTTTTTAAGCAGATGATAAAGACCCCTGAATATAGATCTCAACAGTGGCAGAACAATTTCGAGAAATATATTAATAGTCAAGGATTTAATACATTTAATGTGAAGCAAAATGTAGCGTTATATAAAAAGCTAGAGGTAGAGTATTACGTTAGGGAGATACGCCCTGATCTCATTAGCGAGAAGTATGTAAAGTTAAAGGATGAGCTGTACTTACAGTTCAGGCAGGGTGCATACGAAAAGATCAGAGAAAAGTATTCTAAACCTAAACTGCTGAGTATAAATGATTTTAATCTATCGGTAGATAATGTTGATCCTGCTTTCGCTTTAGCTCTGCCGCTAAAAGAGAGGAGCAGCATAGAAGCCACTATTAGAAGTTATAACGCCACAGCTAGCATTACCCCTCAAAGAGTAGGGTGGATTCACACCATGAGGTTGTTGATGCCTGAAACTAACGTAGAAAACATGACGCCAGAGATGAGGGAAGAGAGAATGCGGCTTGATTTTCGTATAATGAATGAAATTTCGGATTGGGATTAGAGATGCCTATTGTCCCCGGAGATCCTTCTTCCCAAGAGTCTCAAGAAGAAGAGAAGAAGCCATACGTCCCACTGGCAGTACCTGCGGTCGAAGAAACACTCGATAGCTACTATCCACCAAAGACTATTGAGGAGCAGTTTCCAAGTATAGGAAAGCCACCAAAGCCCCCTCCCCTTATCCCCGTTCTACCTGACTCTCAGGCTGTTGGGACATTTGACGAATGGGCCGCTGCTGGTCAGGCGTTGCGGCAACCCCAGTTTAATAGCCTGACAATCCTTAGGATGCAAGATGGCAAACCAATCCCACCCGCTACTGCAGCTAGAATTAAACACGTTCAGAATGTATTAAGACTTCCATCTGACGTTGTTAGTGGAAGTCTAGAGGCGCTTGAGAAAGTAGCCAACAACCCGTCAATTGATCCCGTTGAGTTCAGGAAGGGAAACCCTCTACTTTACGACATACTTAGCAGAGACAGATACTTAGCTGCGATGGTTCCGGTAGAGGAGCTATCCAAGCTGAAGAAGCTTGAGGTAATTTTTGACAGGCCACCGTCTCTCTGGCCTAGAACGACTGAAGCTCTAGTTAAAGACTCAATTGATCTAGCGACGGAGGATGTATTCGGCGTCAACTTTGTTGGACAGATATCTAAAGAAGATGAGAGGCGTCGAGATACTTTAGCTGGAGAACTTCTTAAGACACAAAGGAAATTCGAAGACAACCTTACTAAACTTGGGAAGATCGGATTAGTAGAGAATACCGCTGATAAATTCTCTGAAAATATCTTCAGGCTACTTCCATTTATAAATGGAATCATCCCGGCGGCTACAGCATCTGCTTTGTATGACGCCGCTATTGCTATACAGTCGAATACGGCTACAGCTAAGCAGAAGCTGCTAATCAACAACTACGAACGCTTAGGAGAAGTCCATTCGCTTCGTGGTGGAACAACCATGGGAGCCGATGTTGTTGATGGGATTCTAAACCTAGTCCCATATGGGCTAGAGTTTGCGATGACTGCTGGCTGGTACTCGGCTGTCAAAGCCTCTACTCTTGGTGTGCTGCGCTCATCTTACACTCTTGGGAGAGCTGGAACAGCACTTCCGATCATTAATGAAATAGCTAGCGCCAAGGTGAGAAATAACCTAGCTAGAATGGGTTCGACCGCTATAGCCAGCGCTCTAACTCCTACTATTCAGGTAGCGTCACACGTTGGTCAGTATTACCGCGATATGACCCCAGCTACAACGGTAATCCTACAGGAGGATGGGTCTTTCTCGTATTCTACCGTTCCGAATTCAGCTAGGTTCTCAAATCCAGACGACTCAGCGTACTACGCCATGCTGAATCAATTCACTGGGAATCTAGCTGAGAGAAGTGGAGCATCGCTGGCGGTTATGGCTTCAGCCTTCAAGCCGATGATCCCGATGATGAAGGTCTGGTCTAAGATTGGAAGGGTTGGATTTGGGAATAAGGTAACTGATTACTTGGAGCGGGCCGCTATACAGTCTCTCCCTGCAGAATTGTACGAGAATGAAGTTGAAAAGCTGTTCAACGCAGTAAGCGGGTACGAACCTTACAGGGTTCCGACAACTCAGCAGTTTTTCACCGATCTTCTTGTCTTAGGAGCGCCTTCCCTCCTTAGACTTGGGGCTGGGTTGATTAGTGGTGATGGGTCAGTCTCAAATAAGGACCATTTCTCAGCCCTCAAGAAGGATGCGGCAGCAAAGGTTATTGATTCTAAGAAAAGAGAGTCCGCGCTTAAGGGACTTGGGGAGGCTGTAAATAATACCACCGTAGGCAAGTTGTCTCCAAATTCTCTTGGGCAGATGGTTGAGCAGTTCTCTGGCGCTCGGGATAAGATATACGTTACAAAAGAACAGTGGCTAGCCCATTACTCAGAGTCACAGGATGAGAATGGCAGTCAGGTAGATCCAAGGGAATTCTACAGGCAAGTAGGCGGTGATGTAACTGCATATAATGTAGCCAAGCCTAGCGAATACATTGCAATTCCAATCAAGGGCTACACGGAACATATAGCAAAGAACGATAAATCTAATACATACTTCTCAGCCATCTATAAGTTCGATCCTGAGAATGACCTTACCGTAAAGGAAAGTGAGTTTCGTGCCAAGATCATCAGCAGGAGGGCTGATGACTTTCTAAAGGCGCAGGCTCAGCAAGTAGAACTCGATGAGATGACCGATGATCAGATCATTGAGTTGTATGTTGATGAGGATGAGGAGCAAGTAGAGCAGGAACCTGAGAAGGCTCCAGCCGCTTCCAACGTTGCGCCCGCTCAAGTACCGCCAACTCAAGAGCCGGGCGCAGTTGTCCACCCACTTCCTACTCCAATACCACCGCCAAATCCTCTAGCTCAATTGGATGCGCCTGCGCCTACACCGCAGATCCCGACTAGGGCTACCGCCGCAGAAGCTTCGGATGCAGGAAGGACAGTTTCAGTCCAGAGTCCCGCGCCGAAGAAGAGGGAGAGGGTTGCCATCACGGTTGGTGAACTAAGGGCTAGGGTAAACGAGGCGACAAAGAACATCGTAAAGATGTTGAAGGAGAGCAAGTTAGCCCCGTTTCAACCACATGAAGATATCATAGCGATTGCTGAAGATGTCGGTAAGGCTTTCAAAAGATTCGCCTTTGGCTTAGCCGTCAAAGCCAACATTTCCCCTGAAGAGGTGGCTGAGTGGTTCGCACTTAGAATTCAAACGGTTAAGGAATTGCAGGAGCAGGGTCTTGCAATTAATGATCATAGAAATGATCTCTCTCCTGAGGCGCTATTTAGATTCGTTAAAGACTCAGTGCATCAGGAGATCGTGTATCACGTTTCTCGCACTGGGGAGAAGTTTGAGGAGATTGACTTTGGTAAAACTACGCTTGGGTTACATGTGTCTACGTCTGCAGAGTCAGCTGCTGTGCGGTCTGAAATCCCATCAGAGCATGGGCATAGTACATATCCGTTCTGGGTCAGGATCAGAAAACCACTTCGACTAGAAGATCGTGGCAGCTGGTATGGCCCAGCGTTCTTAATTCAGCTGGAAAACGCTAAAGTAATCACGCATTCAGAAGCTGTCGAGTTTGATCGCTACAGTAAAGTTCTTGACGCAATGGTTCAAGCAGCGATCACTAGCAAAATCCCAGCTGAATTCAATGAGGATAGGGATCTCTTTATCAGGACTAGGCAGAAGGATTTCAATGTCCTCTACTCGCGCTATGTCGCTGGCCTTCTGATGGAGAAGGGCTACGATAGCATCGTCTATCTTAATAGATTCGAAATCCCACAAACTAAAAAATTGTCACCCTCCTATATCGACAGCTTGACTGACAAAGAGTTTAAGGATCAGTATCCGCAGGCTGCTGAATCATTCATAGTCCTTCATCAAGGTCAATTAAAGAGCGCTATCTCAAACAGCGGCAACTACGATTTCCGCCTTAGTAAGTTCTACGAGCAGACATCAGAGATCGAAGAAGATCCTGACGATAGCGTTCTTGGTGAGTACCTTGAGTGGGAGGATCTTCCACCTGAAGAGGCTAGCGCGTTACTTCTCTCGCTAAACACGCAGTCCATCTACGAATTGTGGCAGCGGCAAAAGCTCACTCAGGATCAATTCATCAAATTGGATGAATTCGTCAGAAAAGGGCAGCGAGATCTGATGATGGATCTCTTAGAGCTTGAGACTGCGGAAAATCCAGCGAAACGAGATGCTATCCTTAGGAAGTTTCAGGCTTCTATATCAAAGGACATGAGCGAATCTGGGGTTGAGGCGAGAGCGTTTGCCGGTGTTGTCCTTAATAAAACCGTGTGGAACCAGATTGGAAAGCTTATCCATAGGAAGTCTTATTCATACTTCAGACGAAAGGATATTCGACCGAAGTTGGCTGGTACCAAGATAACCAACCAGAATAGCGTTCCAACTCCCATGTGGCGGCTTGAGGTTATACCTACAAATAGGGTTAAGTCTGCCAGAAAGAGCAACTCCTTACTTAAGATAGAGCAGACAGCGGAAGGTACTATTCTGTCTGATAAGGCGACCGCTGAGAATGAAGAGTGGAAGGCTGAGAGGAGAAGGATATTCGAGGATCAGGTAAGAAGCCCGTTCTATTTGTTTATCCAATCCAGAGAGGATCTAAAAAACGCCACTCCATCAAAGCAATTAGCCGCTTTTGAAGCTGAACATCCAGATCTTGCCAGCGACGAACTTGAGGATATTCCAATTCTCAGGCCGGGTGAAGAGGGATTCGAGGAGCAGGAAAGGGAGATCAACGAGGCCCTTGGAATCCCGTGGTGGAAGATAACCGGGACTACGATTCCTGAGGGTAGTAAGTATGGGGATAAGGTTCTTTATCCAGATGATGAAGGATTTGCTGCACAGCAGAAGGAGCTAAGGGAAAGGTTTGGCCCTGCAACAATCGAGAAAGCTGATTACAAAAGGAAGATCGAGCTACTCAGTAACTGGAAATGGTATGAAGATTTTCCGAATTCAAGGCTGAGGTGGGAGGTCTATAAGGAGAGGCAGAGTAAATTGCATTCTGCGTTTCTCTCAGTTAAGAACCCGGTATACTTCGACACTCTAGACGCCTTCCTAAAGGAGACTAGGAAGGAAACTGCAGCAAACAAGATTGCGGCTTGGATTGAGCGTGTGAAGGCTGTCGGGCATGATGGTCTGGTTATTCGTGGAAAGAATAAAGACGGGACGTTCAAGACTGAAAATAAAATGTACCGTGTGATGCTCTTTGAGGATAACCAGCCGATCAAGATTCCAAAGAAATACTCAGATATATCCAAAGCTCTTGAAGAGAGGATGATGGAATCTCTGGAGGCTGCGGAGCAGAGGAGAAAGAATATCCTCTTAACTTCTCAGCTTGGGAAGGTTGAAGAAGACATTACTGCGCTTGAGAAGCAGACTGCTGGTGCAGAAAAGACCCCTGAGGAGTTGGCAAATGACGCTATAACCACAGGGAAGGATATTAATCCTGATCCAGACAAGGTTGGCGATGTGCTTGAGCAAGCTATCTCTGAAGAGATAGAAGATAGCGGACTATGGCAGAATACCGACGACTCTATCATCCCTAAGAATCCATCACGGTCTAGGCGCGGTGCTTATTGGAGGGAGGGCAACTCAGGCGTTGTCGCTCTCATGGCTGGGAAGGCGAATGCGTCTACGGTAATTCATGAGATCTTCGGCCACTTCGCCTTGGATATCATGATTGACCTCTCCAACAGGGAAGAGAGCAGCGATGAGTTGAAGGCTGATGTCGATCTGATCTTTAAGTTTCTTGGCGTTGATAGGGTGGTATGGGCTGGAATGGATTTCGAGGAGCGCCGCCCATTGCATGAGAAGTGGGCCAAGGCAATGGAGGCTTATTTCCTAGAGGGTGCTGTCGTTGCGGAACCAACGGGAGCGGGAGAGGTAGCCTTCAAGGGTAAGTTCCCATCGCTTGGCCTTCTTGGTGTATTCATCCGAATTGCAAATAGAATCAAGCAGATCTATAAAACTACAGACCAGCTTGTGCCGCTGACTCCAGATATTAGAAGCGTCATAAGCAGGATGTTCGCCACAACCGATGAGATAGAGAGAATGATGGAGAATCAAGACTCTATCTCATTCTTCCAAGACGCTAAGAGAATCGGCATGACTGATGCCGATGCCGTCAGGCACATGGTGCTTCGCAATGATGGTCGCCATGGAATTCACATGGAGATCAGTAAGACTGTTGAGAGCCAGCTGATTGCCGAGTCTCTCAAGAAGAAAAGTGAGCTATCGAATAAGATCAGGTTGCGCGTTGAGCGGGAGGTTAGGCTTGATAGAGGTCATAGGCTTCTCGCTTTCCTTCAATCTGAGACTGATACCGATGGGGCTCCATTTGTAGGGCCTATCCTTAAGCTGTCTAGGCAAGTGGTTAATAGGCACTTCCCAAAGTTTAAGGATATCCTTCCACCTAGGACAGCTGTGAGCAAGGGGGGCATCTCACCTAATGAGATGGCCGCTCTATTCGGATTCCATAGTGGAACCGAAATGCTTAATGCATTGGTTGAGGCTGAAAGCGATCTAAACTCAACCATTCAAGCTGTAGACCCGAATGGTGGAGATGCTATTGAAGCGCGTAGGCAGCTAAGGATAAAAGAGTTGTCTGAGGATATAGCTTCACTTCAGCAGAAGCAGAATAGAACTACGCTAAAATTCAGAGAGATCCTAGATAGAAAGGTTAGGGCAATCAACGTTCAGCAAGTCGATGCTAAGATTAGCAACAAAGAAGCTGAAGCTCAAAAGGAGAAGGCTAGAGAGGAATATCTCGCAGCTGAAAAGCGCATCGCTGAAACGCCTGAATATCAGGGATGGACGAATGAGATCAGGCTTGATAAGAACGAGATTAAGACGCTTAAGTATAGAAATCGCATCCTTTCTAAGGAATCTACGGAAGTCTTCAAAAGGCGTAGGGCGCAATTCATCGATGCTCTCGTAGAGCGTCAGATGCAGATGATAGCTGACCCTATGGCTGACGTTAATCTACAGAAGGCTCTCAGGGAGAAGGTTCAGGAAGCTATCGATAAGCTCGACCGTACGCAGATGATGACTATCGAGCTTAACTTCATGCTTAAGAAGAGGGCTGAAGTACAACGAAGGCTTGGGATTAACGTCACTAAGTTCAACCGCGTTGAAGCTCTGTCCAATGAAGCTGATAATGCTATCCGTAAGACACGTTTCAGTAGCATTGAGATTCGCTCATGGAAGGCCGCTCTTACTCTCGCCACCAACAAGATGAATAGGGCGCTTATCAAGGGTGACTGGGATATGGCTATCGAGATGCAGGAGCTACGGATCTCCTACACGGAAAGGATCAGGCTTGCATCTGTATTCAAGGAAAACTATCGAAAGACTGTAGTTAAGTTTAAGAAGATCTTCAGGAACGAGAAGGCCGCAGCTGAGATATACGGCAAGAATGGGATGAACTTTATCTATGCTGCAAAAGCATTGATGAACGCATATGGGCTTACTGAAGATTCCAAGATAGATCCAGACAAAGCTATACGTCTTATTTCAGAGGTAGATCCATCGTTCTACAGTCAGATCCAAGATCAACTCTCGGCCATTAAGAATAATGCTGCTCAAGCCCAGAAGATAGCCCAGAAAGATAAGCCAGCGATTCGCGGGGAAACTGTAGGCAATATCTATGATCTGTTTGAGCAGCTTGAAACATTAAAGCAAATGGCGATTGATGCTGGTAAGGTTGCGACACTTGAGGGCGAGAAGAAGATCGAAGATATCATCGAGAATCAACTCAAGCCAGATTTCGCAAAGTTCCCGAATAAGGCTATTGGTAAAGAGGGCTCAGCTTCACAGAAGGATATCGAATGGTCCTACTTCAAGGCCATTAAAGCCTACTTCAGAAGGGTGGAGCATTGGGCTGAGGCTATCAGCTCGCGCTTCAGAAGGCTGATATTCGATCCAATATCAAATGCCGCCAACTTGCTAAGGCATGCTAAGTCTGATGTTGAGAAGTTTATTGTTGAGGCATCCCTACCTCTTAAGAATAAGCTGGATGCTTCAGCGATCATCGCAAATGAATTCGATGGTGTTGAGAAGAAGAATTACACATTTGGTAATGGTGCGTTTGATCTCATTGGATTCGCGCTTCACATGGGAAGTGAGTCTGGAAGGCAGAGGATCGTAAGAAGCCTCAACCGGTTGGGCTACAACGCAGGTGAAGAGATCTTAGATGAGGATGGGAAGAAGACTGGGCTGGTAGATGATTCGAAACTCTTCGCATTCATGGATCGCGTAGCTAGGGAGGGTGTCTGGACTAAGGAAATGCAGGATCTTGTTACGAAGATCCATGATAAATACGAGTTTTACCTGCCTATTTTCCAGCAAGCATATAGGGATAGATACGGACATTACTTCGCCCCTCTAAAGTTTAAGCCGTACAGGACGCCGTTCGGCATGTCAAAAGGTGGGTACTACCCCATTACTCCAGACAGGTTCTCTCAGAATCAGGAGCTTGCAGCCAAGGAAGCGGTGCTTGATATAGAAGGGCGTGGCTTTGACGATCTCTGGCCTACTCCAGCGTCATCGATGGCAAAGGAGCGATCTGAGAAGTCAAGTATGCCAATCATGTGGGATATCAGATCAACCATTCTTACTGGATTCGACCGTGTTCTAAGATTCACATATATGGCGAATCCAGCGAATGATGTTATGAAGATCATCAACGATGAGCGGTCAAGAGCGCTTATCGAAGGCTATGACCCAATGGCAGTGGATAAGTTCCTTATCCCTTGGCTTAAGCGCAGCGTTCAGCAGCTGATAATGCAGCCATCTAAGAACCGTAAGGCTGACAGTATAATGAGGATTCTTAGGAAGCGCACTGGTCTAGGTTTAATGTTCATGAACGTGGTTAACGCTGTCCAGCAATTCTCTTCTGTTACAGCTGCAGCCTCAAAGGTATCGCCAAAGTATCTTTTTAGAACTACATACGCCCTTGTGACTAATCCTAAGATGTTGTTCGACCAAGCTAAGCTCTCCACCTTGATGTTCAACCGTCTCACTAACGAGATGGCCAATACATATGGAGCAATTGACAACCTGCTTCTTGAGACTAACCAGCTTGGAAAGATAGATTCTTGGTTCGAAAGGCATACATACATTCTGCAGCACCTTGCTCAGAACCAGATCGACGTTGTTGTATGGAATGCTGCGAGAGATCAGGCTCTAGATAAGGGCTTTGATGATATAGCGGCTATGAGAGAGGCTGATTCTGTCGTCAGGCAGACGCAGGGATCTAGTTTTGCTGAGGATCTCTCTCAATATGAAGCAGGGCCAGCATGGGCTAGGCTGCTTGTAATGTTCAGTACGTTCTGGAATACACAGCTTAACCTTGGTGTAACTGAAGCTAGGAATGCTTTTAGAGACTTTAATGGCATTGGAGTCCCGGCTAGATTGCTGTTCATCTATCTAATGAACTTGGCTATTCCAGCCATTATCGGTAAGAGTTTGTACCTATTAGCTTCCGGTAAGCCAGATGATGATGATGACTTAACTGATGTTGCTCTAGATGCTCTATTCTTTAGTCAACTTCAGTATCCAGTTGCGTCACTCCCGATGGGCGGGCTTGCCTTATCAATAGCTATTAACAGGTTCGACAGCGATAGATATAATGATAAAATGTCTATCTCGCCGGTTCTTAGTGTCCTTGAGAAATTTGGCAGATTGCCGGATGATCTTAAAGAGTTCGTCAAGACCGGTGAGTTTACTAAGACAGCTGTTGGCGATTCAGCTACAGCACTTACAATCTTGACTGGCATTCCTTTCGACGCTATCAGCCGTCCGATAGGGTATGTGATTAATAAGGCGAAGGGTGAAACCTCTGGCTCGCAGGTACTTGGCGAAGGTCTTGTGAGAGATGTTGTCGGTTATACTTCTGGTAAATAGAGGGAGATTCAACAATGAGCGTTTCGTCGCAGGCAAGCCGTAATGACTATATTGGAACTGGAGCATTAGCTACCTACTCATTCACTTATATCATCACCTCCGCTTCTCATCTTCTTGTCACTAGGAAGGACTTGGGTGGAGTTGAGACAACGTTAGTACTTGACTCTGATTACACTGTGCCTGTCGTTGGTGTAAACAACCCGTCTGGCGGCACCATTGTACTTACGGTCAACCTTGCGTTGAATTTCACCCTCAGTATCCGCAGGGTAGTCCAGATTACCCAGCTTACTGACATCAGAAACCAAGGCCCATTCAAGCCTAAACTTCACGAAGATGAGTTCGATAAATGCAGGTACATTGACCAGCAGCAGCAGAATGATCTCAACCGCTCGATTAGGTTGCCAGAGACGGAAGTCCCTTCAGTAGTGGCAACCGTGCTTCCGAACGCAACCACTCGCGCGAGTAAGATGCTAGCCTTCGACGCTTCGGGGAATCCCATCGCAAGCTCGACAGTCACGCTTGGCGTGATGGCGTCCGCTTTCATCCAGACCCTGCTCGACGACGCGGACGCTCCGACCGCGAGACAAACGCTCCTCCTCGACAAGAAGGGCGCCGACATCGCGAGCGCCGCGACGATCAACCTCGACACGGCGACTGGCGATCTCATCGACGTCACCGGCACGACGACGATCACGGCGATCACGCTGGCCGAGGGGCTTGAGAAGACCGTCCGCTTCACGGGCGCGCTGACGCTGACGCACGGGGCATCGCTCGTTCTGCCCGGCGGTGCCAACATCCTGACGGCGGCGGGCGACTTCGCGGTCTTTCGCGGATACGCTGCGGGTGTCGTCCGGTGCGTTGTCTACACGCGCTCGGCCATTCCGCCAGTCGTGGCGGCTGGGACATTCGAGGCCCGCCTGACCCTCTTAGCGGCCACGCCAGTCACGAAGGACAACCAGCTGGCCAGAACGCTCGTCTACCTAACGCCCTACAAGAGCAACCGCATCGCCCTCTTCGACGGGGCGAACTGGAAGATATTCACCCTATCGGAAATCTCGATTGCCGTCCCAGCCACGACGGACACGAACTACGACGTCTTCGTCTTCGACAGCGCGGGCACTCCCACCCTCGAGCTGACGGCGTGGTCCGGCGACACCACGCGCGCGACGGCGCTCGTACTGCAGGATGGGATCTTCGTCAAGACGGGCGCTCTCACCCGCCGGTATGTCGGTTCGTTCAGGACGACGGGCGTGTCCGGTCAGACGGAAGACTCCGCTGCGAAGCGGTTCCTCTGGAACTACTACAACCGCGTCCGTCGCACCATGCGGAAGAACGAGGGGACCTCCCAGTGGACCTACACGCTGAACACTTGGAGGCAGGCCAACGCGAACGCTGGCAACCAACTGGACTTCATCATCGGCGTGGATGAGGTGGCTGTGGAGGCCCGCGTTGCAATCGGCTACTTCAACGCGAGCCTCGACGTGCAGGTTGGCGTCTCTATCGGGCTTGATTCAACCACGGTCCCTCACGCGAGCTGCATTTCCGGCCACGAGGTCACTCAGGTTGCCAATAGCCCGCTCACTCTTCACGCCACGCTTTCGCTTGGCGACGTCGCGCTCGCGCCCGGTCGTCATAGGCTCGTTTGGCTCGAAGTTTCGGAGCCGACGGGGACGACGAACTGGCTACCTGCGACTACCGACGGCGGCGCGGGGTTCGTCGCGATGGCTGGGTTGCAGGGGATGCTCGAGGGATAGTGGGCTAATCCATGGGCGACAAAACCGAGTACATCAAATGGACGAGCTAGTAGTCGAGCGCCTTGCAACATGGAGAGATAACCCAGTTGCATTTGTCAGGGATGTATTCAATGTAGAGCCTGATGAATGGCAAAAGAGTGTTCTAACTGCCTTCCCTACACACAACCGCATCTGCATGAAGGCATCTAAGGGTGTTGGTAAGTCTACTGTTGAGGCTTGGTGTATCTGGAACTTCCTGCTTACACGGCCAAATCCCAAGATTGCAGTAACGTCAGTCTCAGAGGCTAACCTTACAGACGGACTCTGGACTGAGCTAGCTAAATGGTATCAGACATCAGCTGTCCTACGGGCTGGATTTACCTTTTCAAAGACACGCATTGAATCTAAGAGTAACCCTGAGGTCTGGTGGTGTTCAGCTAGAACGTGGCCTAAGAGTGCTGACTCCAGCGCACAGGCTGATACTCTAGCTGGGTTGCATGCTGACTATCTTCTATTCGTTCTGGACGAGGTTGGAGGCATCCCAGATGCAGTCATGGCTACGGCAGAGGCTGGTCTATCAACTGGCATAGAGACTAAGCTTCTAATTGGTGGAAACCCTACGACAGTTGACGGCCCGCTCTATAGAATCTGCACAAGAGAGCGGCATATGTGGTTTGTTCAGGAGGTTAATGGCGATCCTGATGCTTTAGATAGATCTCCTAGGGTGGACATTAAATGGGCAAGACAGCAGATTGAGAAGTTTGGCAAGGATAATCCATGGGTGCTTGTAAACGTATACGGTAAGTTTCCGCCATCATCTCTTAATCTATTGATAGGCCCGGATGAGATCAGCGCGGCTATGCGCCGGACTGTTCATGAAGCTGAGGTGAAATACGCTCAGAAGAAGCTAGGTGTAGACGTAGCTAGATTCGGAGATGATCGAACGATCTTAGCTAGGCGACAGGGCTTGATGGCATTCCCAATGGATGAGTTGAGGAATGCTCGAAGCTTTGATATAGCAGCTAGGGTGATGAAGATTAAGAGCGAGTGGAATACGGATATTGAGTTTATTGACGACACTGGTGGGTACGGTGCTGGTGTAGTTGATACGCTATTTCAGTCTGGTCAGACGCCTCATGGTGTTAACTTTTCTAGCAGACCAATTAATAATCACTACTACAACAAACGTGCTGAGATGTGGTTTGAGATGTGTGAATGGATTAAAAGAGGTGGTTGTTTACCTAACGATCCCGAGCTTGCTAGAGAGTTAACATGCGCTACCTATACGTTTAAGAATGGCAAGCTAATTATAGAAGATAAAGACCAGATTAAATCTAGGCTAGGCTTTTCGCCTGATAAAGCTGATGCATTAGCGCTTACTTTTGCTCTACCAGATATGTCTCAAGCTGGCCTTGCAGTGATGTCTTTGAAGGGCGAGGCTAAGCATGAGTATAATCCCTTCGAAGAGAATAGAATATAATCTCTTCTTATCTTTCTTCTCTTCTCTTTCTCCTCTTCTCTCCTCCCCCCTACCCCCCTCCTCTCTTCTCCTCTTCTAAAAGAAGATAAGAATATACTCTTATCTCTTCTCTTCTTATCTCCTCTTCTCTCTTCTCTTCTAAGGGGTTTCTCGTAACGTTACAAAAAATCAACTTATAACATGGTTCTTGATTCTAGAATTGCCTATGGCGCTATCCTATACGGCTCAATGTCTAACTCCGTGTGTACCTTTCTTTTCGCCTCTCATCAAACTCCGCGACAGCTTCCACCAATGCCCGAAGATGCGGCAGAGAATACAGCCGAGCAGTTTCATGGCGTCTCCCACCCGATTGACGCAGTAGGACGAAAAATAACAATAGCCAGCGGCGCTTTGAGTCCTTGCTTTGCGTTCCCAAACTTTGGATAGCCTTTAATAAAGCGGACCTCACCCTTGAAGCAGTAGTCATGCCAATAGTTTGCGTTTGTGCGAGCTGGAAGCAGGCAGACCACAATGGCTCCAGCTTTCGCAGATGAGTAGGCTTTTTTTACCCAATCTTTCATCCGTGGACCGTATGGTGGATTCATCCAACAGGAGCCAGTCCAGTCACGTTTCAGCGCGTCCTGATCTTTAGTGATATACCTTTGACACTTTGCGTTCTCAGGAGAAGCGCAAACATCAAGATCGAACTTGAATTCATCCAGTAAAGGGCGGAATAAACTATCGGGTGTAGACCATTCCTCTGTCGCGCTCTCAAAGCGTTTGTTGATGTAAGGCATCGTAGTCCAGATTAGTGCATAGGGGCGGGATTCGTTCCTGCCCGGCCAAGTCGATTGATGACCATGTGTGGATGCGCCTCGATGTAGTCGAGCAGCTCATCCAACGTACCCACTTGGGCGCTTGAACTCTTCGCGTTATAGCAGCTCGACAACGCTCCGCAGGTGCAAGCTGTAGAGCCTCGGATCATATGTACGAATGCCACTTCATCGCGTTCCGATTGGTAGTCGTAAGCGAGCAGATCGTCGAGCAGCTTTCTGTGCTGCGCGTCCGTCCTCTCGCCGTGGTCCTTCCCTTCGTAGGCGATCCAATCCACTCCAGCGATTTGCTGGATGAACTTTTGGCACCGCCCAAGCAGAGCCTCAGCTTTGTGCATCTCACTCATGATTGGCGACCTCCGCATGGTACAATGCCCCTCGAAGGCATCGACCACCACGTGCCAGCTTTGGTCAGCGGGCTCGCGCTGCTGGTGGTCGATGCCTTTTTCATTTCCTGCTCACCGATGAGTTATTGCGCGATCATCCTTTTGATTAGCCTGTAGACGCTTCGGCAGATTCGGCAGACAGCGCGTTTCCCTTTGATGACAAGCAGGCACTCGCCTTCTTCGCATCGCATAGACGCCTCCTTACTAATTTGACACAAGCTGGATCGAGATCAATTCCGATGAACCGTCTTCCAGTATTGAAGCAGGCCACAGCCGTTGTTCCGCTGCCGATGCAGTTATCTGCGTCTCCCAGCTATTTCGTCCCTAGTTCCCTGATTTCACTGGCGATCTCCTGCCCGCACAAGCGGGCCGTGCAGGAGTGGCAGTTGTCGTGCAGAGATTCGTGACATCGGACTCGATCCTCCGCCACTTTCGCGCACTCCTCGCGCATCCAGCGGGCGATGAACTCCCACGCTGCGCCGTCAGACTCGCCCTCCGCAATGCAGGCGGCGTCACGGAGGACGGCATCCGGGATCTTGATCTCGTCGCTCATCGCTTCCCCTTTCCTCGCTGACGCGCCACCTTGAGATGGCGCTTGATTCGGTAGGCTCCACGGATCGCTCGCTCCAACTCCGCTTGCTCTTTCTTGGCGCTTTCCTCAGTATCTCCGACCGCAAACCCATGCCAGTAATAAAGCACATCGAGGATTTGCTCGATGTCCCGCAACTTCAAATTCTTCATGCGTCTTTCCGTTGAACTAGGATTCCATCTGGATGTCGAGCGCCTCTTTCAAGAGACACTCCGCGCCCTTCACGCGAGCGAGGGCGTCGATGTCACCGAACCCGCGCCCATCCCTGTCCTTCAATCTTCCGCTGGACCTAAGCCCTTGGAGCCTCTGGATGCAGAGCTTGATGGTGCGGACGACGCGCTCCCTGCGCCTCCGCTCCTTCTCAGCCATCTCAATTACGGTCATCGTTCACCCTTTGTATGCGCTTGCGATTTCAATGTCACACTGAACCTCGTTTCCCCAAACGGCCCATCCTGAACGTTCCTTCCTAGCGAACATATCCAAGTACGGTCCTTGGCTGACGCGCTCAACAAGCTGATAGAATTCATCAGGCTTCTCAACGCATCGACGCTTAGGCCAGTTGAACCATGTTCCCTTCGTAGGCAAGAAGGCATTACCAGCCGCAGGTCCACGTCGCGCAAGAAGGATGTGCTCGGTATTGGTTTGGAATCGACCAAGGCCGAGGCCGGACTTTGCCCAAGTCAGGAGTGTGATCGGCTTGAACCCCCACGCTTCAGCAACGAGATATGCCCAATCCACCTTCTTGCTCACAGCCCAAAGCCACAAGTGAGATTGAGAAGCTGCCGGTACTTTCAGAGCCATGATCTCTTCCACCGTCATCGTTGGAAAGAATGGCTTATGACCAGAGCCTCGGTCACACCGAGAACCCCAATCCCAAGGCGGGTCGGCAACAATCGTTCTGAAGATCATGCGTCTTTCAGTAGTTGTGTCTCTAGGATTGCGTACTTCGGTTATTTCGTCCCTATCGCCCGGATACGCGCAGCACACCCACACCTACCCGGAGCGTCCGTAAACCTCTCAGCTACTTGAGCGCACCGCTCCCGCTCCTCCTGCCGTGCCTTCTGTATAGCCGACATGATTCGCCCGCGCAGCTCAAGGTGGAAGCCGTCCACAGTGGCGGCTGCACCATTCAGCACCTCATCGGCCAGTTCTTCGTTTTCCATAGGGACGATCCAGTAGTTGTGTCTCTAGGATTGCGTACTTCGGTTATTTGGCGTAGATGATCGGAGCCTTGATCGGCATTCCTGCCACCTGCATCGCCGGGCATCCTTTCGCCTTACAGCCCCTCGCCTTGATGGGCCACCCGACGATCCACTTAGTCCAGCGGTGCTTGTGTTTCATGTCCGACCTTTCGATTCAACTGCGATCATTGATCCAAGTACCGAGAGGGCGAATATCCTTCAGCGGTCTCTCTTGGCACTTCGGACAAATATCCACAAACGTCTCAATCCATTTCCCCGTCTCTTCGTTCTTCCAAGAAATCCGGACGTACCACCAGCCGCCCCACCCCTGACTCTTCTCCGCTACGGAGGTGCAGGAGTTACAGCGCAGGACGGTTGAGGTCGTCATATATTTCTATGAGGACTTGGTAGCCTTGCAGAGATCCTGATGGTTCATCAGGACTTCCAGCCAGCCGATGAACTCAACGCCGGGCATATCGACCAGCACCTTTCCGTCCCTCGAAATCACAACCTTGACATCGTGGTAGCCGAGCAGCGTGTCGATGTTGACGTGGATCTTGTTCATTGCGTCCTCCAATATTTCAATTGGGCTCCTTATTCACAGTTTAATTCCCATACGATACCAAGTGAGGGTCGGGTGGTCACTGTCACGCCATGACTTAACACCAACCCCCACTGGTAGCGTCTTCTTAAGATCGTAGACTCTAGCGGCCAGTCTAGCCAACCCAAGATGATCTGAGCCATACACTACACGAAGTAACTCATCGCTCCTATGAGGAGCGCCATCCTCTAAGACTCTCTTTAACCTTTCTCTCTGCGACGACATCGCTACCTCTTAGTAATTAGACAGGAACTTACCAAGATCATGCACGAAGTTAATGAATGACTCATTAGACAGACCCCAACCCGTCGTCATGATCTGCCGCTTCACCTTCTTATCTGGCTTAGCCTTCTTAATCTTCTTCGCTGGCTTGGCCTTCTTATTAAGCAGTGCCCAGACAGTCGTGAAGTGAAGGTTTAACTTCTTACCAATCTGCTTGAGAGTCAGCCCCTTCTTACGAAGCTTCTTCGCCCGATCTTGCTTAGACATCATCAGTCCCCTTAATTAGAAGAAAGTAATAGTATCCTCCTCCCCCGTGGTAGCAGGAGAGGAGGATGTAACTGGCGATTCCGCTGCCGACGTTCCATCAACAGCATTATCACCCGATATAATTTGCAACAACATACCTTCAACGTCAGGATGGAACTTAGAGCTGTACTTCTTAATCTGGCCCAGACACCATCTCGCTACCTTCGGACTTAGATACGCTGCCTCAGCTATCATCCATGTATACCTTTCATAAGAAGTTTCCATTGGCGCTGATGGGTGGTATTCAGTATCTTTTGTGGCTTCCCTGCCCTGAGTAAACTCGTAAACAGTAGGGATTGTATTGGCTTTATGGTTTCTTACAACCCACCCGACCACTCGACTCCACCTCTCGAATGAATAATTCTGATAGATGATCCACAACTCCTCAGTTAACGCCTTCTTTCTTTCGGAGTCCTGATCATCCCAGCTTTTAGGTGTGACAGCCTTGAGCCTTGACAATTCAGTGAGAAACTCTTCTTTATTCAAAAGGATTCTCCTTTAGACTTGTGGTTGTCGTACCACTTTCTCCTTCTAGCATTGTCATTGGCGATACGATTCACAATCCGCATATACTGGGACCAGTCATGTACCCTATATGACGCACCTTCTTCCTCCAGATAACCACTCTTCAACAAGGCGTCAATATATATGGCCTGATCCCCTTCCCATCTAGACGCTGTTGCCACCGTGTTCTGTGTCTTCTTATGCTCGCCGTCAGGTCTGAAACGCGCAGTCCAAGTGAACAAACAGATGAGATGTCCAATAGCTTGGACAGTTGAAACCTTTAATAGCCTTGCCAGTTCATACGTTTTAGGATGATCTGGCAAAGTGTCGTGACATTGAAACCATGCCATAAATCACAGTTTACTGATGGAAATATCAAGCTCGTCTGAGCCATGCTCAAGCTTCGTTGTTGCCACGATAGCAACAATAGACCGATCCTGAGGCCACAGCGCATCGAGAACATTCTTAATCCCTGCATTATCCAAGTCAGCCCTAGCCTTGTTCTTCCACTTGACGATGACTTGAACGCCATAGATATTCTCTTTATCTAACTCGGCAGGAACGCCAGCGGTATTAGCGACGAGTCTTATACTTTTCTTCCATTCGGCGTACCGCTGGTATCTTGGATCTACAAACTTCTGTCTCTGGGTAGTTCTTACATAGGGAACTATGTCTGGGAAAGTGAATTGCCATTTCATTTTTCCCCCGTAGCATATTGCTTCCTCTCATTCTCATCGAACTTTTTCAGGCACTCATCAAACATATCCAAATCGCTCTGCTCAGTGTATTCTTTATAAGTCCACTCTCCTTTACCAGACAGATAGATGGCAAGCCTGCGCATAGGCACAGTAAAACACCCCGCTTCTCCTGCAGTTTGTGGGCCATGCCAACTGTACTTTCTCCCAGTCTTCCAGTTGATTACAGTTGATTGTCCTTCCCATACTGCAACAACATCGATCTGCGTTGCGTATTTCTTTGTCTCATTGCATACCAGCATCTCAAGTCCTGAGATTTGAAGCTTGAGGTAGTTAACGGCTTGCTCAGCTTCCTTTAGATAGATTAGATCTTCAGGTATTACCGTAAGAAAATCAAGATCACCGCCAAGTAAATACTCAATCCCCTTATGAATCCTAATACCTTTATTCATGGCGGCTGGGTTATAAGGCATCTTCCCAGTCAGCCCACCAGCTGCAAGGATCTTGCTTATACCGGGTATCCTTTCATCGTTAAGGTAATAGCAATGATCTATAGGGTCGAACTTAAGATTAGAATGGGATGTCATCTGAGTCATCGATATCAATAAGCTCGATGCCTCTTGCTGCTTTCTTGTACTGGGCATACACCCTGCTCTGCAACTCTCTAAACTTAGCAGCCTTAGCGCCAACTGTCTTTGAGAATGTATTCATCCAGAACGGAGCGCCATCTTCAGGTTTGAAATGAACGCCATGGAGAGTCCATGGCCCCCTTGCATTAGATCCTTCTTTTGAATTCAGGCCAATCACTTTACCAAAGGCAGCTTCGACATCATCCTTCTTCACCGGCTCGTAGACTTTATGCCCTCTATTCTGAGGGTCGTCAAAGGCTACTTCTGTTCTTGTTTCGTCAGGCGTAACATGCAACTTCTCAGCCTCCACCTGCGTTATTGGCTTATCGGAAGATGGGATTGTCCTGCTCTCAGGCTCAGGGATCACCACTTTAGCTGCAGCTGGAGCAATCGTCACACCTTGTGACTCAGACTTCCGGCGAGGCATCGGCGGTTCCTCATGAATCCCAGTCTCAACCCATGGGAAGGCGTTGTATGCTGGCCTGTCCTTCCGTCGCCAGTACAGCTTCTTTGCGTGGGTCTGCTGATTCTCAACCCAGATTTGAATGGCGTGATTCTTCTTCCAGAGGTTGATGAAGGCGGGTTCCCATAGCTCAATGCCAATGCCAAGATCCTTACAGCAGCGCTGGATCGCATTGGTCTTGCATCCTTCCGCTGCATCAGCCTCTGACATCTCGCGGTTCGACTCAATCCATTCCTGTTCCCCAACTGCTTCCGCGACGAACTGACCAAGGGCGAACAGCGCATACTCCCTGAACATCTTTGAGTCGCGCATTGAGCGTGGTCCCCTTGGCACCATACTCCAACCGCCAGCACCGAATGCCTTGATCAAACGCCCACGGTAAAACGATCCGGGTAGAAATACTATGCCATTGTGAGGCTTGATTTCTACTAGCGCAGGATCAATCTTCTCGCTGAGGATTGATTGCACCTCGGGTTTGAATGGCGCGAGGCTGGCATTAACGTACTGCTCCGTGTTGATCGTTGTCGCATTGGCGTGGATAAGATTCTTTGTGTCATGAGAAAGATTCTTATCAGTTACTTCAGGCGCTGGGGTGATTTCATTAGACATTTTCATCTCTCCTCTTTGGCTCATCGTTAGATGATGGATAGTAAAAAGCAACTTGATTCAGCAGTACTCTCAAATGGTAAAGGGACTCTTCCATGCTCTCTATCTTAGAGTAAGCCGCATTCCATCTACCCCACTTAAGGTCTTCAATTGCAGCGTCATGTTCCTTTCTTGTTTTGATTGACAAGTCACGAATCGAACTTTCAACGACTTCCATGTTTGGTTTCGTCGGGAAGTATATCTGCGGCATAGTTTCCTCTAGGTTAATAAGACCCACCAGCGGGAAAGAGAATGGAGAATCCCGCTGATGGGTGCCGTTAAGAGAGAAGGTCTAGTAGTTATACCCTAGCCCTCTACCGCCGTCAAGTATTTGGATGGAATTAGGTGGATTATTATTGATCAATCCCCTTGGAATCTCCAGTCCCCTTTCGCTTTAAGTTGTATTTCTTGAAGTACTCTTCACGCTTACGTTTATTAGCGTACCAAGAATCGTAATCTGAGATGACATGAAGGAATCTGCATATGCAGTATCCATTCTCAATGCCGGGTGTCTTTAGATGGTCACATTCACGGTCACCAAGAACCTCCACCAAGCCATCCCTAAGATACTTAGCTATCCTTGTTAGCTGCGTTGTCTTCACTTAGTATCTCCTTAGTTTTTCACCCCACAAATCTCAAGAGCATTGTTAATGGCCTTCTGTTTAACCGTAGCGCCCTGACCCATCCAGATATTATTCAGGCGCGTATCCGTATATTCTGTGGAGAGTCGGTCAAGGCGTCCATGATCAATGTACTCCGTCACCGCATTATAGGCAGACCACCAAGTGCCAGACATCTTCCCGATGTTATTCGTCTCACTGCCTTCCATCAAACCGATGACTCCCATCCTGCGAGAGATGACCTGCTCAGGCTTAAGGGCACGATTCACGGGGAACACAGAGTCAACATAGTCAGCGAGGATCTCTTTGTTCGCAACCTTGGTAGCCAGTAAGATGCGGGCATTAACTTCAAACTTAGCGTACTGCTCGTTGACAATTCCCAGAAGCTTCTTCGCTTGGGTAACCTTGGTAAGGATGTTCTTCGTATGCTTAAGGTACAGGCCACTTGCCGCCTTACTTAGTGAAGCGTTCAGGGTATTCTGGCACACCACCCTGACTGGAGTAAAGAACATTCTAAAGGCCAGAGTTCCATCATGCCCATTAGCAAGAAGAAGATACTTATCGATCTTATCCTTATCATCCAAGATGATCTCACCGGGGAGCTTAGCGAGAATCCACACGCGGTAACCATTACCGATGCAGCCAGCCGTATCGTAAATGGCCTGCCCCTCTCCGACAACCTCATCGAAGAAGTTAAAGCCTTCCCTGTTCTGCAAAGGAACATACCGATCCCCAAGGACAGATAGCACATCGCTGGTGTCAGACCTCACAAGAGCCTGATAGTTAGGAATCTGCTGCCCCTCTGCATTGTAGATGGGGCGGCGATGGACTTCCCAATCAAGACCGGCAGCTTCCAACGCTTCAGCAGCGGTGGCCCTCTTCTCCAGCTTGACCCCAGTCCCATGCCAAGGGGTTTCCTTCCCGGCGTAGAACATGGCAGTTCTACCACGGAACGTTCCAAGGTTTGCACTCATGATTGTTTTTCCTCATTAAAGTAGTACTTAAACACAATGGCGATAGATTCATCTACCGTCAATCCACTAGACATTTCAAGCTTGATATCCCTATATATCCAAGGCCAGACAGCCTTGTAAGGTTTAGATTTGAAGTTAACTTTAATCTTACGGTTGATATAATCCTCCAAATTCTGCTCTAGTTTCATTCTAACGTCATCCATTTTACACCTTAGATGTGTGGTAAATGGGTTTCACCGTACTTGACGCAGACCTCGTTAGCTATCTCCCAAGATTTAGCGTTACGAGCGTCGTATCCACCAGCTACGATTGCCTTCAAGATAAGGATGATGACCCTCATGAGCATTTGCTGCTCAGTCCTATGGGTTGCATTAACGTAAGTAGCCACTTGCTGAATGGCTTCAGGGTTCCAAGGCACTTTTCTTGCGAGTCGGAGTAGCCCTTCATATGCATCCTGAAAGTTAACATCTTCTTTCATCTGACAACTCCATCTCTATCAAAGGTAAAGCGAACGTCCTTAGATAAGATGGCTTCGGTGATGTCTTTACCACGCCAGTCAAGCACATCCGTTGGACAAAGCTTGGCATCTAAGTGAATAACGCCAAGCCTAATCATGTCTTTGTAACACTCATGCATGGTTTGAAAGTCTCTGAAATCCATCATCAGTCTGTATCGCTTTGACTTCTTGTTTTTCATATGGTCCTCTAATCAACACAAATCAAATGCTCATCACACATATCGTAGAAGTCTTCTAAAACACGGTTGAATCCAGTTTCAGTCTTAACTGACCTGAATCTCTTCGGAAAACCACAAAGAATAGCTGGTGTCGTACTCTTCATTAACCTTAGCGCTACCTGCTGACCAAGGGCTGGAACACCGCTTAACTCTTCTTCCTCAGTTTCGTAGTGGGCGTTCTCCCACAGGTCTTTAAGCTTCAACTTCACCCGCCAATTACCCACGGCCTACCTCCTTGTCTATTTCTGAGTCGTATCCAACATGGCTGGTAGAATACACCCATGCGTAGCCCTTAGTTGGGAAGCCCATATTCTGAACTCTGTCATCAAACAAACGCATCGCCTCTTTTTCGTCCTTTGCGATAATTTCACCCTCAATCTCCGCATAACTGATGTTTGCGGTGATTAAAAAGGTCTTCTCTATTTTCTTTTTACGCTTAAGCTTCTTCTTCATATCCCCTCGGTATGTAAAAGTAATGGCCGGTACCCGCGACCAAAGCCCGCCCGCTTTTCAGGAGGTAGGCAGCGGATAGCAGCCCCCCGTGTCGTTAGGCGGCAGACCACCGGGTTTGCGGAGAATTTACGATGATACCCAGCGGTCGTAAACTGCAGTTGCCTCTTCGGTAGATAAGCCTAGGTCATGCTGCAGATCAGCAATGACATAAGAGCGGATCTCATTGAGATCCACGTTATCCCCATAGGTGTGAAAGATGTTCTCCATAGACTTCATGACAGGGTGTGGCATAAGAAAGCCTCCTTTTTGTAGCTGATTAAGCTTCTTTAAGATCAGCACATCATTCAACGTCAAGGTCATCATCACCGTCATCGTCATCACCAGCATCATTCGCCCACTTCATTGTGACTGACAGGAGATGATTGTAATCTCCGCTTGTAGCGTCAATCTGAAACTTCTCTATCTCTTCTTCGGTATATCCAGAGCGCCGAAGTTCACGCGCTACCCTACCCAGAATTGCATACGCATTGCCATCTGCACCGCACAGCTTGACATCAACCTTTTTCTTCCCCATTGGAGACAATTCTTTCGTGGTCATATATCCTCCTACAGTTTAAGCTTCTCAATCAGTCCGCGCCCAAGCTCAGCAGCCCGGAAACCACGGCCTAACTTGTCTGAATGCACATCATACAATCCAGCCAGCCAGCCAAGAACAGTTAATCCATAGACACCTTTTATAGGTCCGGTCTTACCATCGCGGTTAAACACTGTACTCTTAAAAGAGGTAGCGTTCTCACCATGTCTCATGATGAATGGCTTAATGAATGAGTTGCCAAACCCAAGCTCCTCAGTAAAGAAATCTGGGGTAAAGATGGTATGGCCGTCACCTTCCAACAACCATTCCTTCAGCTTTTCCTTATTAACCCCCTTCAATGGGTCCAATCCTTCCATGAAGTCAATCTCCTTAGCCATAAAGCCTCCTTAAAAAAGTATCCTAGGAATGATGAGCAATACAAAGATGAGAGTCTCGCAGATCTTAGTCCAGCATTGAACGCATACCCTGAACTCTGTTCCGTCGATCACATATTGAATCGCGCTCCCCCGTGGGAGAGATGTACGGCACCATTTACCAGAACACTTGTCTTCCGACGCTGCTTTTGCCACGCTTAACCTCCATCATGGAAACTAAGCCACGAATAGATTTGTGTCTTTTATCTTTAACATCCCCATCGCAATGAGAACAGTAATAGTACTCAAGGGAGTTAGATATCCTCAGCGGTGATGTACACGCTGTACAGTTAAAGTATGCTTCGTACAGCTTTACATATATTCTTTCGTAAACTGTTACAGTGATATTCTTTCTCATATCCCATCGAACACTCTCTTGATGACAACCATTATAGCATCCTTGTCAAGCGTCTCTTTTGAGCAGAATTCAAATTCATGCTTCAACGCCTTGAATGCAAGCTCCCAAACCTCAGACGCTGGCATTTTTTCAAAGCATGAAGCGCAGATACAGATTGGCGTCCAGAGGATGATGTCCTCAGCGCTAATGTCTGTGTCGATAAACGATTCGCATGCATCGCAACGCATGACACTCATAAAGCCGTATCCCCGCCACTCAAGGGCTTAAATATTGCGCGAATCCATGTTCCATAGTTTTGTGATGCTTTGTGCGGAGAAGCTTGGTAGCGAGGGTCGCAAACTGTGAACGGGGATTCGCTCTTGACCCACACTTGCAATCCGTCCAGATAGACGCACCCACATTTATCGCACGTTCCCAGCGACGTAGGATGAACCCCCGGATTCTCAGGGTTTGTTGCTTGTGAAATGCTGCGGCGCTTTCTCATGGCTCTTGTCTCCCTCCTTCTCCGCACTCGGGGCAGAACCAGTCGTCATCGTTATTCAGGAACAAGCCGCCATACTCGCTGAATGCCGGGGCTTCCCATTTGTGGATGACATCGCCGGTTGATCTATCGGAATGCCTCAGCTTGATGACAAATGCCCTGTAATGCCCGCTGGTTATGTGCCCATCAAAATCAGGCAACTCAGGGCTGATCATAAATAACCATCCCGCTTGTCCATGTCCTGTTGCTGCATCTCTCTGACCTTCCACCAGATTGCAGATGAAAGGGAATCTATCGCCGTAGAAAGATTGGCGATGACTTGAGTGCTGGAGAACAGATCTTCCTTGTCAGAGTGCTTTTGTGCATGTCCAATCCAGAGAAGCGCATTGTTGATGTTTTCTTGGATCGTCTTATTGCGATCAATGGGCGCTGATGATCGTGGCATATGATCTCCTTGTAAATGGAATAAGAAACGTCTCACCCGGTTATATGTTTCATCTCATGCTCTTTCTTCATTGCCATAAACTCCTCGACGGCCCTTTGAACATGTTCGGCAAGTGGTAGGACATCTGGGCTGTCAGGCTCCATCACGCTTCCGACGAGCCATAGCTTTGCGAAGTGGTATACCTTCCAGTCTATAGTCACGGGTTTTCCCTCTTTTTTAGATTTTTGGTTAGCCGAAGCATGGATTCAATACGCAAGCTCGTACCGACATCAAATGCAAGTGCATCGAACACGCGAATCAGCTGTTTGCTGTCAAGGCTAAGGATCTGTTGCACGATGATCTCTGAAGCGTCACGCATGTCGCAAATATCGCAGGTGTCGCCGCCGTTAGACTCTGTATTCTCAGGGTCTGGGATACAGGTACGGCAAATAGCGCAGAAAAAGAATTTCCCTTCTTTTCTATAGCCTCGCCCTCTATTTACACTCATCGCGTTTCCTTTGCATCAAGGAACTCCTGAAATGCTGGGAGGAACTTCTTCCAAGTGAATTGCTGACATGGGCACAGCATGCATTTGCCATGGCCGTTATCAACAAGTCGCCCCAAATGACTGCTTTCATTCCCATCGCCGGTATGTCCACATTTGCAGACTGACTTCGGGTCGTCGTATAGAAACATGCTAGCCTCCTTTTTATTAGGTGCCAACTTTACGGATCTCGTAAGCAATCGCGCAGCCTTTTCGCTCTATACTGCCATGGTCGAACTCATCAGACGCGCACCCCATCTCACACATCTTCATCGCCACCTTCGCACACTCCTCGCGCATCCAACGGGCGATGACTTGGGCGTACTTGATGTTCGCAAGGTCATTGGCGTTCATGCCGTCGAGGAACTGATCGGCGGCGTCCCTCAGAACGTGCCCGGGAATCTTGATCTCGTTGCTCATATCTTCCTCGATGAGTTATTCAGCGTTATGCACACATTACCATGCCCATATGAGGCATATTTGGTTGATGGCTTAGTAGTATTGCAGCAAGTGTAGCTGCTCAACTACCAAGCTTTCCAGTCTCAGTTCCCCCCTTAAGGAGAACCTCTCAAGGCCCGTGGTGAGGCCCCGATTGGCAGTAGCGTTGCCAATAGGACTATGCAACTGCGCTACACAGTCACACCACTCCAAATATGCCTCATGGAGGCATTATGCATCTTTCGATTCTCACAGGCTCCATCTTTGAAGCTCGCTGTTGAAGCAGCGCGGGCAGAACAACACTAGGCTATTCCTGACCGGGCGACGGCAGATGTCGCATCGGTATCTAGTCAAGAGCCCTAGAGCCCAGTCGAGCAGCTCCACGGCGTACCAACGGATCGTCCTCATATCTCCTTCGTCCTTTACTTTCCCACCTTGCGTCTACGAGTCAATTCCATGCCAGCATAGGAAATTTCATCAGCGTAATACCCGGACCGGACCTTATCCGCATCCGGGTTTGCAGCAATAGCTCGCTGGCAATCCCGAATGATGAACAACAAGGATTCATCCGGCAATCCCCGCAAGCGCTTAGGGTATTCCTTGTGGTCTATGTTCATCACTTTACCCATCCGTCGTTGCTTGGTTGACACCGGCAATGGCTCTGGAGGTGGCCCGCCGTTTCCAACTCCGCCAACCCCATCGCCCGGCAATGGCTCTGGAGGGCGAGGAGGGCGTTCATCAGCTCGATGGCCTCCTCCCGGGTCAGGTTGGAGGCCTTGGCCTGTAGCTCCTGCAGGAGGCCGTTGCGACTCGCGATGACCGGGATGATGTTGTCGATGCGCTTCTGCGCCGCGAGGACACCAGCGATGGTTTCGATGTCGAGTTTCATGACTTGCTCCTTAGTCAGTGTCTATCGCCTCACAATGGAGCGGGTTAGCGTCCTAACCGGCTGGATGGCGCATCAATCCTCCAATCCGTCGCATTCCCGCTGTTCCTTACGGGCCGCACGTTCCGCGTCCCGCTTGTTCGTGTAGACTGCCCATTCCGTCCTGTCCATGTAGCCGGACGCGGAGGAACGGACGCCATACCCGCTGATGAATCGAATCGAATCTACGGCACGGAAGGCTTTCTTGTTTTCGCTATACGTCGTGATCTCATCCGGCAGGGTCCGGTAGCCGTCCGAATCCTCCTTGAACGTGAGCGCCAGAATCGACGGGATCAGATGATGCTTGCAGCTATCCCCACCGATTCCGAACAGGTCTGCCGGAATCCATTCCGTTCCCTGAGGCCCGTCGATCTCCATCCAAACCTGCCGATCCGTCATTTCCGCGTTCATGAATCCCATGGCATCCTCCTTTGTCAGTGTCTATCGCCTCACAATCCCGCCCCGGACGCGCCGGGACGGGGGGCGGGGCGCTACTTGT